ACGAGAAACAAAAAACCACTATACTGATCCATCACAACAATGGATTGGCTTTTTTGGTTTTTTTCATGACTTAATTCACATCGCAGGCTTCATTAGTTTTGACATCTTCTGTCAAGTAATTTATGTACTTTGGATAACTCCATGGTCCTTTCCATTCAAATGATCCACTTGTAAGATGGATATGTTGAACACTCCATCTAGAACAAAATGCTCTGGTTAAATGTTCTGCTCCATCTACATCTTCATTGATGAATGAATCATTGTGCATCTTGAGTAGACTACGTGTCAAATGTTGGGCTATTGATATTCTAGTGTCTACTCGAACTGTTTTGCATCTTCTCCCTTTGTTGAAAGACCAAGAAGTTCCTGGGTTAAAGTGGATCCATCCGTAAATGTTTGTCCAAGCATTGGTCAACTTATACAATTCAAGATCATTAGTAAGATAAGCTAAGTATGTCCAAAAGCCGATATGAATTAGTATAATATTTTCCACAGTAGTATTACTTGGTGGCTTGTCAGATTTCAGAGCATTGAATATAAACTTACCTGCCAATGCAACAGCTGCATGGATGGTGTCTGAGGGTCTTATGTACAGAAATTGTTCAATCATCTCAGATATTAATAATGAGACCCTATTTGTGACACCAAGGATCTGTAGTAACTCAGCAATATCCATTTCAGGGTTACTTATTAAGTTCTTAGGAATTCCAATCAAAAGGTTCTCTCCTATGAATTTTCTCGCTCTCTTCAATTCTGATTTTGGGTCTTTGAAACAATATGAGTTCATAATCCAGGGAGTCACATTGGACCAATGGGGATAATAATTTTTATTTCTTGATGATAGGTTTTGAAATATGATGTAAATTTCACTTGTCAAAGTGGATGACAACTCTGTTCTTGCAAATGCAATTGATGAAAATATCTCCCATGCTCGATTTACAATATTTGTGGGTTTAATCAATCGATGGACATAGGTTTTGTAAATAACTGTACATTTCTTTTCAAGAATCCTTCCAGCAAATGCACAAAACAAGATATCTATTTTCTCTTGGATATCTTCAGTCTGAACTTGCATATCTAAGGTCATCAGGTTGACCGACATGTGATGTCTGGTTTTCAAGTCAACAAAGTAATTCCAGGTAGAAACTTGTGACAAGTCAGATGAGTACTCCCACACATCTTCCAAATTAACACATCTGGTTTTCAGCGGTCCCATAGTATCGATAGCACTAGGCGGGCTTGGTTTGCTACCTTTAAGATCAGAGTTGGTTAGGTCTAACAGGCTGTTAAACACAACTCTTGATAAAGGATACATTCTTAGTATCAACGCACCTATACCTCCACTGCCATCTCCAGCACATATAGCATCTCTGATACTGAGTTTGAGAGTCGTAAGGACACTTCTTATCTTATAGTGTGATCCTGTGGCTATCTGACCAAGCCTTATAGCACTCATAAGAATGTTTTTCCATCTGGGGATCTGTACATCAGGAAGTGTAGATTTTTCAGTGGATCCTTCGATATAACAGATATCTACTTTGCATACATATTCAGAACCCCATTTATATCCTTTTCCTGGAACTTGATAAGTGTAAGGTCTTTCCTTTAACAAGTGTCTGATTTCTTGGTTGACAGTACTCATTGAGGTGTTCTTATAAATCCATCGTCTTGGAATTTGGTTCATGGATAAATTAATTATCAATTCTTTGATAATTTTAATCCTTGATTTCAGTTCTTGAGAAGGGATCTCTTGTTTGCACAATTCTGATAACAAATTGACCCCAAGGCTAATTGATGATATCAATTTAGAATCATTTGTCTCTGGGAATATAATTACACGACTGACCTTGTGAGTCTTAAACTCGTAAATCATATCTGCTTGGTTGTTACATATCGTCTTTAAACCGTTGTTGAGTATAAGTCCCAAGTCATGATTGTTCAGAGGATACGAGGCAGGAATTTTGTGTTGGAATGATTCGAAATATGCAAGCATGGGTCCACCTCTGCACATTGCTTGAAAAGCTTCTGAATCAGTGAGGTAAGTGATCACAGTATGACAATGACCCTTAAGCATAGTTTTAGTGCTGCCTTTATTGATAGGAGGTCTGATTGTCACAAGGTGAATAGCAGATGATACCATAATTCCAAACACAAGTCCCTCTGTATATTCTACAGGGTTGATCTTTTTCTTCATTCCAAGAGGAAATAGGGCACTTTCATCATATCCTATACTTCGTGAGTCTACACTATGTCCAAATAAAAACCCAGTTGTAAACCCAATTTGAAAATTTAATTGATCTTGCGTCCAATGGTCTAAATTCGCTTCTGGTATCTCAATTGTGATCTTGTTTTCAGAGAATATCTTTTCTCCTGTCATCCATCCTTTCAAGACATTGGATACATCTGGAAGACCTATGCTGTTGCTGCAATCTATTTCAACTTCATCAACCTCTCTTATGCAGTTTAAACATTTAAAGTGGTGATGTACTGAAAATCCATCTGTCAAATGTTGGTATCGAGTGAACGTTAATAACTGACAGTATAATATTGTTGCTTGGAACATGAAGTCATAATTCGTCGCAGCCCATTCACCAAGTGTGTCAGTAGTTGTTATCATGTGACTTGAAATAACAGGATTTTGTGCACAATAACCACCTTGACTCTGTCTACTACATCCATATCGATGTTGAGCAGTTCCTGTTCTTTTGAACTTGCCGGCTGTACCAACTGACCAATCTTCTCCTGTTAATGCCTTCAGATTCTGATATATCATATCAGCTATAGGACTCTCATGGCTCACAAACCACCCAATGCTAACTCTTAGATGTGCAGCTCTCTTAATAATGGGTATTTTTGTCTCTTTTTCCCAGGGATTTGTCAGTGATGTCGACTCTCTCGTTCTCGAGCCCAGGTAACTCCGAAAACGCCCCCTTCTCACGTCCTGAGGAAAACCATCGATAACCAGGGTCGATATAAAAGGTTGTGGTCCGGATATACAAATTTCGCAATTCAACCCTCCCATGCCAGTCTTCCCCATCATCTCTGCAGGATGAGGAATTGTAATTCCATAAATCTTCTGTCCCCAGCTCATAGATCTTAATTCATCTGCACGCTCTGCACTACATGTCCATATGTCCAATCTTTGAGTGTTTATCTTTCTTGTGTTATAGCTGATATTTTGACTTTCACACTTCATAATTACTTCATTGAATCTCTTCTCAATTTTCATTTTCATACAATTTCTTATTGTTCGTGCATTTTGGAACATCCCAACATGGCTTTCAACTATTCCCATAAAGGTGGAAGAATAAAATTCAGATTGAAATTTAGGATACCAAGGCCTCTGTTCTCTTAACCAATCAATTAGTCTCGGACCTTCAGACTCATAGTATTTTAGGCTGTCAACTATTATCTGATTCCTGTAATTCATTTTGTCTTTCTGCATTTCAGATGTGATCGCATCTTTCAACAATATTGCAGGAGACATACCTCCAGCCAAATTGATACTTCCAGGGTTCTCTAGTAGTTTCTTGAAATGTCCGACTCTCATGCTGTTTAACTTCGGATTTCCCATTGACACGCATAATCCTTTTAATTTCTTGTTTTCCGTATTATCATAAATTATCTTCCAGAAAGTCAAGCTCTCAGTAACTGGATCTGGGAAAGAACGAATGAGGAATCTGGTTAATGATAAACCACACACACCTCCGATAGATGGATCTTGATAAGCAACCGATATGATGTAATTCAGATAATTATCAGGGGAACTTGGAATTCCAGGCACAGGCTTTCCTATAATGCAATCAAATAACTCCCATATCACTCTTGAGAAGTTGATAAAAAAGCTGTATATAGTGAATATATACCTTAAATCGATGTGAAAGTGGGAAATTGTTAAAATGTTCGATCCCACAGTTGATAATACATTAGCCATGGTCGGTAATTGGTCATTGCTTAAAGAATTAATTCTGCAAATTCTCTTAGTTATGACGGGGAATATAACTCCTCTCAACACAATAATCTTTCCATAATTAAGATATCCAATGCTTTGCATGCACTCCTCTTCTTTGATATGAAGACCTAATCTTGTGGCTCCTATTCGAACTTCCTTCATGATATTGTTGTTGTTTCTGTAAATTTCCAAGTAGATTGAGTTTCTCTCCATCTGATTTAAGGAATGTTTAGGTCGGTAAGTGGTCACGACAATCTGATTATCTCCCTGTGCAAGCGTTCTAACCAGTGTGTTACTAGATTTAGGGAGGCGTAGTAACATTAACATGGATGTAATAGTCCATCCTTTTTGTCTCAACCCTTCTAGGCCCCCTAGTTGGCCTTTCCAACACACTAATTTGTCTTTGCTCGCGATATCAGTTCCGTTGCTTACCATCATGTCGGGTCTGTTGACAAAATATATGAATGATTTCTCAAAAACTTCATGAGTACGAGTAATCAAGTTAGGGTAACCCAAAAACTGCCCCATTACTTTAAATACAGGATCATTAGATTTCCCACGTTGATTGTTATTCCACTTTTCATAGTCCAGATGGTTGCAGATAGTGATTAACTCTGTACAAGATGAATGGTCATGACCTGTTGTTTTGTTTATCATCTTAGTAATCACGGTGTTCAGATCATCTGCCATAGTGAGTCCCTCAAATAAAGGTAGGAAGTGTTGTTTGATAAGCCACTCGGTGATTACAAAATATTCTCGAAGTGCCCAGCTCATCAGAGCAAAGAATCTTCCTTTAATCTTGAGTTCTCGTTCTTTGGCCCTCAACCCTATAATCAGCTCTTCTAACTCAAAACCGTACTCGTTCACACGTGACAAAAACTCAGTCCAATTGGTGTCTGGATTGTTGAGTAGACTAGTCAACACTCGTTTTGTTGGGATTGGTGTGTTTGGTTTGTGAATTAAATGATCCACTAGTTCACTATATCCGATAGAATGTGACTTGTCAGAATAAAGTTCAGAGGGATCAATAAAATCAGGGATGTCAAAGCATTTTATTAGTGGCAACTTATGCCATTTATCTCCGAATGCTTGGATCTCATGGGAAGGTGGCCAGGCTGATTGACTGATGTACTCATACAAAGGATGTGATGGTTTTATCTTCTTCTTGTCTACATACCATTTTTTGTCTTCCCTGAATTTTTTCTCTAAGACCATGTAAGCTAGATCACTAGCCAGATTTTGAACAAATTCTTCATCAATAACTTTTTCACTGTGAGTCAAATCATACAAATCTTGCAATCCTTTGAAATAGTCAATAATAGGGTGACCAAATAGTCTATAACAACCATAGATGTCAATACACTCCATCGTCTCGGCATACTTAACTGTCTCTAAAAACTCTTTTGATGCAGGGAATTCTTGAATTAATTGATTTGTCTCTTGATTGATGTATGTATCAAATGTTGTAAACTTAGGAAACTCCGGGATTAACTCAGAACCATTTTTTGTCAAGGTGTTGTTACACACAGGTTCAATCATTTTAAAGATTTTGTAAGAATCATTTCTGTATGTCCTCAATAATTTATCACCCTCTTTGAAGAATTTAAGCAAGGTACTGTCGTTGCGACCTTTGATCTTCAAATCTAATAAACACATGATCCGCCCAGCCAATAAATCTTTAATCATCAAAGCAAAATCTCTGGATATTAATTCATGATAATCTTTAAGGTAGACAAAATCTTTTGTTACAATGACCTGCCCTAAGTCCTGCATCTTTCCTGTAAAGTAGTGTCTCAAACAGCCTGCTTTCTTATGTGACTCATTTGGTGTGAATGTCAATGATGTTACATCGTTTAAAAATATGCCTCTTTTACAGTTGATGTTATTCATGCCGAGGATGATCTTGTACCAGCACAGAAATTTTGAACCATAATTGTTGATTGTTGATGAAGAGATATACTCCATGTCTTGTAAGCTTCTTAATCCTAATTCACGTAAGAAGCTATCATTCAACTCCTTCATCGAATTGGTGTCTGAAATTACCTTTTTCAGTAATTTGACCCATTCTCCAGTTGATGATACCGGTTTAAGTAGGTAATCTCCAATGAAATTTTGACATAATAGGGGATTCTTAATGTTTATTATGTTGATTTTTTCTTTTTTGAGAAAAGATTCATATAAATTAAAATCACCCTGATCAAAAAGTTGGCTGTATTGTTGATTTGTCAGAAATAGGTAAAAATTATGAATTTTGTCAATAATGATAGGAGAGTCCAAATTGTAATCACTGCTTGATAATGTATATAATCCTTTATTTGGATCATCATATATTTCTTCATCCCAATCACCATATTCAGAGAATATGCTCTCATCTGCCCCGAATACATCATCCTCCTCAAATAGCATGATCAGTGAGTTTTTATTTCTGTTGGTTTTTTTCATGAATTTAAAATTCAGTCATTGCATATCTTTCAAGAGCAGGCCTCTTTGGTTTGAATTTTGGCAAAAGATTGCACATGAATAGAAAAAGAAGCAGCACAGCAAGTAAAATTAAAGTCATAGCTCCATACTTCAAGAATTTTCTCCATCCTTCACTGACACCACTTAGGAAATCATCAACCAGCTCTCCTCTTTGTCCTGTAGCATCAAAAGTGACATTAAGTCCAGGAACTAACTTAGAGATCACATTTTCGATTGGATGTGAAACCCGGGCCATTTGATACCGCTGGATATCAGACTCAGTCAATCTATTTGCCCACAGCTGATACCCTGCATGTCTGATTTTTCCGTTATCTTTGTACACTCCATTGAAAGCACTCATACGGCCTTGTATTCCAGAAGGAACCCAGTCTCTGTAGCTTATAACCCTGTCATTTGTATCATGGCAGAGCTCATTGCCTGAATACTCATGACCTGATTTCATCACACAAGACCCATAATTGGTCGTAGCCACTTCCAATTTACCCTCATTCAGTCTATAAACATGTCCAAATGAAGGTTTGTCAGGTGAAAAGAAACTTAAGTCAAGGAAAGAGATCTTCCCAGTTTCATCAAATTCTCTGATTATATCAAGACATTTAAGTGATAAAATTAGATCATCAATCTCCATTCCGTGCTCAGAAAACTCTTCATGAGCATTAGGATAATAAACCTCTGTCCCTTCTTTGCATGCTGGCAGATTATTCCACATTGTCACAAAATCTGTGTCGGTCCATTTCCTCTCAGGAGGCATTGCCCAGAAGCCATTTGGAAATCGGACACCTGTCTGTTTTTGAAAAGTCATTTGGCAAGAACCATTAAAATATGTCGTAGGCAATCCACCTCCCCACAGGACAAACTTTTTTGTGGACTCTTCATAACTATAATCTGCTCTAATCATACTCCATCTAATCTTGTAATCATCTGGATCTTTTGTCATCCATTTCACTCCAGCTTGGATGGTTGGACAATTATATGCTCCATCTTCATCTTGAGAACATCGCCCTCCAGGAAACAAAGAATCAATGGCATCGAGATTGTAAGGGTCAATCTTCACTTTCTTCTTGTTTACTATAACAAAGAAGTGTGATTTCTCGACTGTATTGACCCACTGACAGACAGGATTTTCAAAGAAGGGAGTTTGACTGATTCCGCTTTCTTTTTTAGTTATTGCCTCTAAGCACTCCTCTTTGGACACAGGAGCCGTTCTGATTATTTGGGAAATATCAGTTGTCCAATACCATGTCTCAGTACATTTAGAAACCCATTCAGTTTTGTGGCAGCTGTATCCGTCAACGTGAGTAGAGTATGCAAAAGTTGGGACCAAAAAAGAGACTGATCCTCTGCGTTCAGTGATAGGATGCGAAGCAGTTCTGATAGGACACCGCAACTGAGTATGACTAGCAGGGTGCCAACCATCAACTTTCTCAGTGGGCCAGTGAAGAACATAATTACAATTAGTTGACCCAAGCAAGCACAGTAAGATGAAAATTCCATATTTAAAATCCATATTGAGAGTGAAAAATTTGTGACTATTGTTGGTTTTTTTCATGTCGTTATACTATATCTTGTTTGAGATAATGGATGCTTTTCCGATTAAATTCTTTATCATTAGCTGCTAAAAATCTGAGGTAAGAGGAAATAGCTGAAACTATCTTTGATCGTGGATGCTCATTTTCATTAACTTCTCCATTAATCCCATAACTGATAAGTAAAACATATAATATCTTTCTTCTAATCCACTTCAGGCAAAATAGGATGCAAGGATAAAAGAATTCAAAACTAAAGGTAATCATTGTATCTTCTTGATTTGAACTCTTTTGTTCCCATGAGAGCAAGTGATTGGGGACCCCTCGAGAAGAAAACAAACAGGAACACAATTTCTCTGTGTCTTCTTAAGAAGTTCTTTCACATTTTCGGCATCCCTATCAGGTGTAAGCCTAAAGGATGTTTCTCCCTGAATACGTCCGGTAGTCCAACCTAAATTAATAGGACCAGCATACCAGCACCTTCCATAATTGTCTGACGGCCTAATTGGTCCGACAAAATCAAACTCCAATGTCCCAGATAACATAGAATGATAAGACCATCCTCCTCCTTCCAACTTGACTCCCTTTGTCAACATACATCCTCCCAGTCCCCACAGAAACCAATGAAGCAGTTTATGTCCAGAGATACCTGAGTAGTCTCTCAAGAAATATTTTAAGATATCCTTTAAGACATACTTGTCCTCTAATGCTTGATCTAAGACAAGTTGAATTTCACAACTGACTTTGTATATGCAAGACTCCATTAAAGGTGCAGATGGTCCAGGTATAGAAGGATTATAAGGTGGTGGTGAGTCATTCGTAAACAAAGTAGACTCCTTTGATCTTTTTGCCCCTTTAGACAATAATTTGTTCATTAGGCCAGACATGTTGATGTTTGTTAATGGTTTTTTTCATGTTCAGGATTTTGTTATGTCAGACCAATCAATGAGACACCCAGCAGCACAGACTTCTGAGTATCTAAAGGCCACATATTTCAGGCAGTAAACAGGAGTCCAGTCATCCTCAAAATCTAGTGGCTTCAACATTTGTTTTGTTATTCCGAGATTGTCTTGATTGACAAGTGCAATGTCGCCAGTAATTAAAGGAACTTCTATTCCCTCATTAAGACTTCTCCACAATCTTTCAGCCTGCTTCTTGTTTCCGAATTTTTCCTTCTGCAATTTCTCAAGATTGCCCTTGATGGGTTCACCCTCTTGTTCTTCAATCTCGTCTTCATCAGACGGACCTTCAGAATCAATTTCTTCAGAGGATCCAGGAGAATCACTCTCCTGATCATCTTCATCTGCTTCTTCATCCTCTTCAGAGTTAGCTGGTGTCTTTGAGTCAAAAGTCTCCTCACTTGTGTCATATCCTTTTGCTCTTTTAGATGTTGGGATGAAGTAGGTGTATGCTTTATCCGTGATCTCAATATCATGATGTTCAATCTTATTCTGAGCCAAAACCAAGTCAATGACTGAACCAATGATGTCATCTAGCTCTTGTTGTGTAGCAGGTATACCTACTCTCGGGATCTTGAATTCAACTCCATGAACTGATTGAGAACTCTGGGTCTTCTCTACACTAACTTCCTCACTAGTGCTAGAAGAAAATGCCTGAGTAGGAGATTGATTGCTCCGATTTTCCAAGTCAAATTTTGTACCCATGTTTATTTCAGCTTCATCATGGTCCTTTGCTGCTTTAAGAGCAATAGGGCTAAAGGTAAGACTGAAATCATTAAAAGACATTGTGACTTTTGTTAAGGTTTTTTTCATGATAGTTAGTTTTGCATATATGGCCGATTATTGATTATTTATGTTCACTTCTTAGTGATTCTGGGATTAGCACTCTTCAGATAGTGTCCAATCGTGTTCTCCCGATCCGCCTCGATTTTGTCCACGGCATTCTTGTACCACTTGAGTACATCAGCATTAACTCCCTTGGCAGCAAAATACTTTCTCCATACTTCTCCATCTCTTCCAACAGGGAATACATCTTCCAAGCTGACAACCTTTTTGCCATCTCTGCCAGCCATACCATCAAAAGATGAAGCTGCAGGTTTATCATTCGGAGTCTTGCTGAAGACAGCTTCTGAAGTGTCGGATCCAGAAAATGCGTAAGCCATTTGCAGAGCCTGAATGAGGATTGTGTTAGAGTCATAATCTCCAACATTGTTTGCTCGAATGCTCCGGGTTTTCCCTGTCAGGGCACCGAAGATGTGAATCCAGGCATTCAATTCCGGATTACTGGCTGCTGAATACGGATTGTGTCTGACGAGACCAAAACAGAATGAATAAGGAAAATAACTATATTCCTCTTCTGACTCTTGTCCATCTTTAAATACTCTGACAATTTGTTCTCCGACTTTCCTGGACCAAACCCATTTAGGAAATTGGTGTTCATCCATTCCTGTAGCATTACAGAAGTATCCGATGCTCAGATAAGCACTGCAATGTTTGAATCGAGCATTCAAGGTACAGAATCGAACCATGGCATTGTCATCTTCAGAGAATCTGTGATAGAACATGTCAAGGGCAGCCACAACCCTGATGAAATTTTGATCATTGAGCCATCCAGAATACATAGAGCAGTCACCTGTAATGGTGAAATGGTTGACTGTCATTGACTTCAGATAGCCATTCAGGTTGTTGATGATCTGGGTCGCGTAAGATGCATTTTTGTTAGAGTGAGCTCTAAAAGGAGCCAATCCCATCATAGCGACAGCCAAGTCAGAAGCCTTGTCAATATTGGTGGAATCTTCTGTCAATTTTCCTGTGTCCAGTTGTCCAGCGCTTTCAATTTTCAAAATTTCCTTGAATGAGATGGCTGAGTTAGCTTCTCCGATGACTCTTCCAAAACTCTTCCATTTTTCCGTCAATGTCAACGTTTTGGCCAGGTTTGATTTCATTAGCCATGTCAGAAACACGTTGATAGATAGATTATTGTGTTTTAATCCACCTAGCACTAAGGCTTTCAAATCTTGGGCATTCTTATCTGAGTCATAGATTTTAACAACAGGCTTATGTTCTGTTATGTAGCTTTCAGAAGGGTAATCAAAAGTTCTCAATGATCTCTTATCACTTGGAGTGAATCCTTCATTACTGCCTTTCAAATACCATGCCATTTTGGGAAGTAACAAATTATGATTTTTGTTAAGTGTTGTGAAAATGGATCTGACTAAGGATTTTTTCTTTTATCGT